TTGCATACGTCCCAGGATAGTATCAAGGGTTTGTATAGAGTAGTCAAGCTTCGCAAAGGTTGTGACCTTCCATGAGGACCAGTCTGAGCGTGATAAACTCAGCTCAATAGCTGACTCTATTTCGTTTATTTGTAATCTTATAGCTTGACGGTCATACGCCTCCAGATACCAGCTTAACCTTCTGTAAGTGCCATATACACTAATTAGATTAACATTGATCATCTCGAACTGTGCGCTCAGGTAGTTATCTACTGCGCGAATAAAATCTTGGGCTTTCCTTCTATTCGAAAAGTGATAAAATTGGTTGCATATATATACCTGATACGTGCCATCACGTACAACAATATCCTTATTTAGCTTTATCTTATCCATACCTACGATCGAACTTTGATAAGCTGTTTCGAAGGGGAAGCTAGATTTGAGTCATCACTAAATAACAACGAATGAAGCGACCTTGCAAACATAAAACGACCTTTAATTTTCGGTATAATTTTAATGTTTATAGTGTTCAACACTTTAAGTTGAAAACATGGAAACAAGTTGTTAACCGCTTGTTTTTTGAAACTTTCCTTTGTAGGCCCCGCTTGAATTGCTTGTTTTACATTGTAACTATTATCATTCAAATCCATACTGCAATAATAGTACATTAAATGTCCGATTACACAACATAAGTGGTAAAAGTAATAAACAATGTTATGTTAGTACACCCACACGACGTCTTGTGTTTTGACTTTTGAGAGGTCTACGTGTATGAATCCTTTGCCGATCCCGATCCTACGGAACCCGATGAAAAGCAAGCTCTCGAGTATGATAAGCCTGTTCACTGAGCTCGTCACAGCGATATCTGCTGCGAGCCCTTTAAGGTGTGAGGAGTTACGAGCTACAGGATAGCCTCGTTTCTTTAAGTCTATGCTGTACTCTGGAGTCCTGAAGCCACTCGTTATCTTAAATGGTACACCAGCTTCGTCTCGCGCCCTATCTAATAGATTGAGAAACTCCTCATCCATGAACTCAGCTCCGCTACCTGGGAGGTCTGGCGAGTCAAATTCTGAAGCTACAAAGTGAAGCATCCGATGAGTGATATTATAATACAGAGCATATCGTGACCGTCCATCTTTCCAAATGTCTGGAGCTTATATCGTGTGTTCGCAACGTTTAAAAGTATAATACAGATGAATGGTATATAGCTCATTTGTCTCTGTTTTGTCGATGTGTGATCGCCTTCTCTATGTTAACCCAGATAAGAGTCACGCCTCCAATTATCGCAATAATATAGTTGAGATCCGCGAGCCACACAGCCGCGCCCCACGTAGCCCACAATATATTTAGTCCCCACATTTTAGCGTCAATCATGGCTTTGAGTGATTTGCTCCAGCTGTTTCTGTTAGTGCCTGTTCCATCTTCTCCATCAGAGCTGTTAGTTCTGCTATTGTCATACTGCTGCGATTGTTATATCTGCGCCATAAATTACCGTCGTAAGCGAAGCGGGCAAAAGTTTTATTGTAATATTTGTTCCTGATGCGCTTGTGATATCGGTGATATCTATTAAGGTATTAAAATCCCCCGTTCCTTTTGCTTGTGTTGCTCCTGTTACTTGGCTAAATCGTAGCACCTCTACGCCATCCGTTTTGTTAGATGAAGTATACACTTGTACGTGTGTAGCTTTGTAACCTGATGGAATAGGGAGGAAAGCATAAAGCTCTGTGGCTGTCGATGGCGCTCTTATACCGAGATAACCAGCTACATCATCCTCTACCATGACTGGCGCTCTGTTATAATCGTCATTCATAAAAAACTGTGTGGGCATTACTTTAATTAGAGTCGTGGATCCAAACCAACCACCACCTCCACCGCCTCCAGCTGCGCCCCAGGTAAGAGCTCCAGAGCCATCTGTTTTTAAGAACTCACCCGATGCTCCGTCAGTGAGTGGAGCCATAACGCCAGAAGTATTGATCGTGATAATCTCCGTCCCCGCAGCTGATAAGCTCACTGGTAAATTAATCCCTACTTTTGCGCTCCCTGTCGAAGTGGAGACTCCAGTAATCCCGTAGGTATCTGTTACGACAAACCCTAATTTTGTTGAGTTATCACTTATTATATTATCTGGTCCTGGTCCCTTCGTTGAGGGCGCGGGTCCAGGGGGGGGGTTAAATAAATCTCCTTTACTATTGTCTTGAGATACTGTTATACCTGTAATATTTCGAGATAGATACATACATTCGATATCATACTCGCATCGATTAGCTATATAATTGAGCCCCGTAACCTGGTAAAAGTTTCCGCTATCCGCTGTGTTAGTTAATATCGTGTAAGGATGTATGTAAGTAGACCCCCTTTGGAATAAAGTTCCACGCTCTATCCTTTTCGCGTTTTCATTTGCTGCGAGCCTCTCACGAACTCCTAAGCCGTTAATAGATAGCTCAGCCGTTGAGCTCTGTAAATTGGTCCACTGTGAAGAGTCTACATAGGTTGTACCATTGTTTATTGAAATAGTCCCGAGGTCATTATCTGTAATTCTGTCACCAACAAGAGTGCTTCCTTGTGTATGTATATATCTTGCGCTATCTGGATTTGTAGCTTTAATATCTAAGGTTTGAAACTCCTGGGGTGAATCTTGATCGTAAATATGTACAGCAAACTCTCCTACAGTAACCTCTGCAGTAGCGCCTACTAAATCCGCATCATTTACGCCATAAACATTTAAACCCGAGATTGTAGCTGAGAGCTGCAATCCTATAGCTTGAGCTGCGAGCTCGCTTGTTAGTATACTAAAAGGTAAATAATTGATATCTCCAGCGTCTCCATCGTTTGGTGCGTTCGTTCCAAGCCTCTTATCGAAAACGTTGCTTATAATATCTGTCGTACTTACTCCAGACTCCCAGGAGGAAGCCGCATATATTGGGTCCCAAAATTGCGGAGTATCTGGATCTGTATCACTTAGCGAGTCATAAAATTGAGCGTAAGAGACATTTGTATCATCGAAAGTAACTGCTCGAGCGAGATACTTCTCTGTACCTCCTGAGTCTCCTACTCTAAGCTTTATCGCTAACTTTAAACGCGCAACTCTATCATCATCTGTCGAGGTCCCATCGCCTGGATATTTATAAGTGATAAATCCCGATATTAAAAACCTTGTTTCTACTGGATATTCAATATCCTCATCATCAAGAACTGTACCCGCTAACAAATCAATCTTTGTATATATTGAATCCCTTACAATTGGCTTATTGCCTTGATACTCTCGCTCCCTTACTACCTCCTTAAATGACGGCGCACTTGTTCTCTCCCATCCTTTAAGCTTCTCCCATTGTGGGGAGTTACTGCCAAAGATTGCCCCTGTGGTAACGTTTGCACTTGTGTTGTATGTCCTCGTCCCATCTCCTAACATGAAGTTAGCAATAGATGTACTCCCTGAAGCGTGCGACTGAATAGCTCCCAAAGGAGCCCACCAGATAGAGCCTTGAGCCATAAACACCGAAACGTTAAACGCAATTGCTAAACTCTCCAGCACTTCGTAGCTCGAAAAATATTGCTTTACTCCGTCGTTATCTTTATTGTAAAATGTATTATGGTGTACTTTACAATTCTCGAGCTGTTTGTTTTGAGCTCCATCTATGTGATCCTTGTACTCTTTACCTATGTAGTCTTCGAAAAACTTTAATTCTACATCTGATGCGCTCCATACATCGCTGATGTGTAGCTTTTGGATTAAGTTGTGAAGGTGCTCCATGACGAGAGCTGTACCAGTGTAAGCTACTCCGTTGTTATTGTAGTCAATACCTTTCAAATTAGCTAAACCGTCAACAGCTGTAATAGTTACAGGAGCGTGTGGATAGTCGTCAGGTATAACTGTTTGTTCAGGCATTATCGCGCCAGCCCACCATAGCTCGTTAGCTGAGTCCTGGTCCCTGTATATCTCTATCCGAAAGGTCCCCTCCTCAGATGTGTCTAGAGCGTTATATATAATATCAAAAAGGGCACTATCTGGAGTTGTTGTAGGATGAAATAAAGTAATTTGTACTCGACTCCCTACAATTGGTTTGCATCTGTCGTACTCATCGAAATCATACGTTAAGCTGAAGCCATCTGGTCCCAAGTTGAAAGGTAAGTTAATCGCTGGACTATCGAGCGAAACAATTTTAACCTTCCAATCTGTATTTTTTAAATCTGTAAACTCAGATTCTGCTATAGTATAACCCATTTAAAATCTGTTTCTATCTCGTGAAGCTCGTGAATTACTTAATACAATATCATCTCCTGAGATACGCCCGTACACCTGGATAGAGTTACCTCCTAACATCCCCTTGAGTTTTGAGAGTGGAGCGACAACCTCGGGGTCTATACTCGCGTTTTTGTTGTCCCCGACGAGCGCGAGACTAGGGCCGTAAATTAACCCCCCTTCGGCAAGAGCTGGAATTCCAGCACTCTCTGCGCTTCGAGCTATGTTTCCTTTTATCCCAGCTCCGAGAGCTACGAGAGCGATACCCGCGAGAATAGTTTTAACTCCCCCTAAATCTATCATGCTTTTCTTTATAGCTTCAATCACTGTACCATGCATAATCGCGTACTTTCCGAGATTGATCGCCATATCTCCAAGTGCATTGCCTAGGAAAGCTCCCATATTTTCGATGGGTTTTTGAGCTCCAATCGCTGTTCCTACCATCTCCGCGACTCCTGTAATCATAGTAGCAACTCCAGCGCTCACCGCGTCGTTTATATCGTCTGACATAGTCCTGACACTATCCGCGACTACTTCAGCTGTATTTTCTACAGCAACAGAGAAGTCATTTAGGAACGAAAGGAGTTGAGGTGTGGAGCTTACAACGAAATCTTGAATTCCATTGCTGAGAGTTTGAAAGGTAGTCGTACCCATCCCCTGGAGCTCCCAGAGTTTAGAAACTATATCATCTATCCCATCCCCAAATTTTTTAATCGAAACTACATCCTCTGTTATAACTGTACTTACAAAGGGCTCTACAACAACAGCTTTTGCCTCAGTTAATGCGACCTCCAAATCTTC